ATTAGAAAGAGACTCCATCTTCTTAGATTTAAAAGAGTTACTTACAAAGCGAGAAAAGTTTCTCCCATTTGTAAACATCTCCTCCTCTAGTTGTAGCTGTTCATTCAAGTTCATTCTCAATCATCCAATCGTACTTATCAATCATTTGCTTGCATCCTGGGCACGTCCCTGCGACCCATGCCAAGTGATAAACACGATGTGTAGTTTCGCAATGAGGGCACTTGATAAGCTTGCCATCAAAGCCAGTGCGAGAATATTTATGCATGGGCTGAAAGAGTTCAGTCACCTTGCACTCACCATCTTTACAGGTGATCTTCTTAGTTGATTCGGTAGGAGTCATTGAAGTTTCTCCAGAATTAAGGCGTACTTATCTTCTATAAATTCTTCAATGGCCCTGCGATACATAGAAGAAGGACTAATGCCCTTCTTACTTGCAAGAGTGACAACCTTTTGATGATAGACATCACCAATAGTTGTTTGAACTTTGTGAGTTTGCATTTTAAAAGGTGGGTTTATGCGAGGGTTGACACGCCTGTTCCAATTGGAAACGCCGCACTGTTATCCCTCGTAGGTTGTTGTACTGCTGGACTATTAGCCAGCAATAAAAAGAGGACAGCGTAGATAGTTAAACCTAACGCTGTCCCAAACGTGTGCCTAATCATCCCAACCAGGGATAAAGGCACGGTCATACACTGTCTTCTCAGTCTTATGGAATACATAAGTTGCAAAGTCTCCAGCGTCTAACCAATTCATGTATGGGTCAGGTGTATGAAAATGAGAATCATCTTTTACATCGACACACTCACAATCAGACAACTCTAATCTTGATAGTGTCTCTGCTACTTGCTTATCTTCTCCATCTTCAAGACCTGAGCCATCGCCATTGACTAGATATGAAGCCCAATAAACTGGGAGTGTTTGCTCAATAACTTTAAAGTCCATTAGAAAATAAATCCAATAGTAGTAACGACAGCAAGCACAATCCAAAGACTATCAAGCTGTTCTTTAACTGGTTTTAGTTCCTCTAACTGAGCGACAAGTATCTCATTGTCCTGAGTTAGTGAAGCAATAGTAGTTCTAGCCACGATAAATAAATTAAATGGTGGGATTTGTGAGGGAGTGAGTCCCTCATCTAACCCCGAAGGGCTAGAGGAGAGAGTCAACCGATGGCAGCTATATCTTTGATACATGATTCCATCTCAGCTTTATTTATCTTTGGATCGTCCCATCGATAGCCCTCGCCTGTTGTTGTTCTTTTAGTGCCATTAATTTGGTACTCAACAAAGGCTTTAAAATTACCGATGTTCTTAGCGTCCTGATAAAACTGTTGGTCGTTGCCAATAGTTAAAGCTGCTGACCATGTTTCATGATTAGACCATCCATTACATTCACTCATTTTTTAAACTCCTTTTGTGGTGGGCTGTCCCTCTTTCGAGGGAATAACTAGAGCAGGGTTTGCACCTGCTCAACCGCTTAAACGGATTAGTCAAAGTCGAAGCTCGACTCATTTGGAATTTCTACAGTCTCGGGAGTTAACGGAATATTCCAGTCAAAATCCCATGTTGACTTATAGCACTTCCATTCATTCAGATCAGTATTCCAAAGGTAAGAAAACTCAATAGCTACAGGGTCAAACATTACATATTCTGCAAGGTCTTCATGCTCCATAGCTTGAGTCTTCTCTCCCCTTTGGTTAAAGGTTCTAATGGCTGGCTTCTCTAGTACTTCTTCACCCCAGGTATTGCGAGTGTGAATGCAACTAATGTCGCCTAGTTCCATTAGATCCCTTACCTTGATACTGCTTGAAAACTTCTTCTTAAGAACGACTCCTAACCATTCTGGGTATCCGTCTGAATGATGATATACAGACTCAATAGATCCATCTTGATTAAGGATTCCGATCCGTGAATTAGTAGACATAGAACCAATGTGGTGGGTACTCCTTCATTATATCAGATCTTAGTAGTTTTTCAATACCAACTGATATTAGATAGTTCTTTGCGGCTACAAACTAAAAGGAATACAACCCTCTGAAACTGTCCAGATTTCGACCTGATAGCCTTGCGTAACTGCTTATATGACAGTTATACCACCTAGTGATACCAACCGATTAGACCCCCTCCCCCCTTATTTGGACACGATTTGGACACGATGGGGGGTATCGATCTAGTTCTTACATAACGATTACCCCTTCACATTTTTCCGATAAAAATGGGATCTGTGAGGATCTAATAGATATCTAATAGGGGGGATCTGGCGGGATCTTATAGGGGGGATAAGGAGTAACTTCTATTCATATATGGACAGTTAGTGATAGTAAGGGATTTGGGGAGTAGAATTTAGGGTAGTTAGTCTTGTACCAGTGAGGCTAATAGGGGGTCTTCCTGTGGTGGGTGAGACCCCCGCCAATACTGTGTATGATTAGGGAGAATTGTTAAGGAGTTATGGCTAAGAAGACAACAACGGAGGTATTAGGGGATCTACATGGAGAGTTAGCGGATTATTTATTAGATAAGTTAAGGGAAGGGGATGAGAATCCAGCGACAATAAATATTATCAGGCAGTTTTTAAAAGATAATCAGATTACAGCGCAGCCAGTGGAGGGTACAGCGTTTGGAGATCTAGCGAAACAGTTACCTGATATAGAAAATGTAGTAGCATTCAAGAAGAAACGAGCTTAGTTATGCCTGCGTATCAGAATTTATATCAGGACAGTATGTGGGGCAGTCTTCCCTACAACCCGTTAGGTATTCCAGGTTGGGGAACAGAGGCAGAAAGAAGGAATCCTTGGGGTACAAGTCCAACAAGAAACATGAGAGGACGTACTGGAGGAGCTTTTACTGGAGGTGGAGCAACTGGAGGTGGAGCAGGGGAATCTGCCATGAGTTCTCAGAATTCTGGTGCTACAACTTCTGAAACTATTTACAATCCGACAAGCCATAGTGCTGTTAGTAATCCGAATAGCACTCGCTACGGTCATACTACTAACTCAAGTTATGTACCTAGTCAAACCCCAAGGATGGGGCCAATGCCACCAAGCAATCATCCAAGTCGTTCTCAACCATCGCCGCTAGCAATAAGTACTCATCCTCCTCGTGATATCGATTATGGAGCATATGATTATGGAGCACATCAAAGAAATATAAATGCAAGGCAAAAGTGGAAAAATCAATGGGCAGCAGCCACACGCCAAAGTAGAAACACTCCAAATATAGGGCTAAGAATCACAGGACATGGAGGATAAATGCCAAAGGAACGATGGCAGCCGTTACCTGAACAGTTCAGTGAAGATTTTAGGTACTTTTTAGTTGTCGTCTGGAAGCATTTACAGCTTCCTAATCCCACACCAGTTCAGTTAGACATAGCTGAATACATGCAGGATGGGCCTAAGAGGAGGATTATTGAAGCTTTTAGGGGAGTTGGTAAGAGTTGGATGGCAGCAGCTTATGTTTTATGGCTGCTAAGGAATGATCCACAGAAGAAAATCATGGTTGTATCTGCCAGCAAGATGCGAGCAGATGACTTTGCGCAATTTTGTTTAAGGCTGATTAGGGAGATGGAGATATTGAAGTGTTTAGAACCAGATAGAGATGAACAAAGAAGTGCAAGTAATAGGTTTGATGTAAGACCAGCGACACCAGATCAGTCACCATCAGTAAAATCTGTCGGTATTTTTGGACAGTTAACTGGTAGTAGGGCTGATTTAATACTGAGTGATGACGCTGAAGTTCCTAATACAGCTTGGACAGTAGGGATGAGAGAGAAATTATTGTTATCTGTCGGAGAATTTAACGCAATTCTGAAACCAGGAGGAGAAATTATGTTCCTGGGTACACCTCAGACGGAAGAAAGTATCTATAACAAGCTGCAAACAAAAGGATATGAATGTCGTATCTGGCCTTCAAGGTATCCAAAGAAACCTGAGAAGTATGGGAATGCACTAGCTCCGATGATATTGGAGCAGTGTTCAGAGAAAAAGAATCATCCAACAGATCCTGACCGCTTTAGTGAGATTGATTTATTAGAAAGGGAGTCTAGTTATGGAAAGTCGCAATTCACACTTCAGTTTCAATTAGATACAACCCTTAGTGATTTAGATCGCTTCCCTTT